CATAACAGAAAAGCCACCAGTAGCATCAGCACCAGTGGCTTCCAGTATTTCATCAGGACAGGCATGTCACGCCTCGCTTACTGAGCGGTTCCCGCTAATTTCAGGCAACGATTGCGTCACGTTCGGCACACCAGCAGGCCAGCGATAACCGTTAACACGTGAACGGGAGAAGGCTCGAATATTCACTGCATCGCTCTGATTGCCGCCCAGCACCATCAGGTCACCATTTGGCGCTTTACCTACAACGAAACCAACGTGCCCACCACCGCTGCGACTGAACACCACCACACAACCCAGCGCTGGCTCTTTCAGTTCACTACCCCACGAAAGATAAGACTTTGCCGACTCGAAACGGCTCGATTGAATACCGACGCGTTCGAGTACACCGCCAACAAATGCAGCACACCACGGAGTCTCATCATCTTTAATGCCGCCGCGCTTAATGTCTTTCCAGAGCTGCAGAATGAACGGATTATGGCGAGTACCATGAATCTCTCTTTCGCCAATGTATTTTCGGGCTTCTGTCAGCCACGCAGGTTCGTTTTTCATATATCACCGTGAGAAGGGTTTTGAAAGCTTTGCAATATTGCCTTTAGCGTTAATCACGGCCACCAGCAATGTCGCGGCGAGAATCGTGTGCGGAATGCTTATTTGCCGGATTGTGCCGGTAGCAATCATGATGGCTATGGACAGCGCGCTAACCATCACAACAAAAGCCACAAATGACTTTTTGAAGCTGTAATTCGCGCCGCCACGCTTGTAATGAAAAAGTGTCACGAATATCGCAACGAAGACGCCAAAATTAATCGAGAGAAGTAATTCATTTAGCATTACCGCCTCCTTTGAAGAGACTGGTTACTGAGCTGAGCAGCGCCCTGAACACTGCGCCCGGGTCACTGGCAAATGACATCAGGACTTTCACCACTACCGCACTGGCCACCAGCGCACCAATCGGCAACCGGGCCTTTACTTCGTCAGGAGTGGCTACGGTAATCAGTGAGGCTGTAAGTGGTGCCGCAGTGATGCCAGCAACAATCGACGGGATTAACAGCAGCCAGCGCACCAGTAACGAATATTCTTTATTGGTGAACACGAAGATAAGCGCACCGAACGTTGCGGCCACCAGCACACCTGCGTCGATTTGTGGTGTAAGCCCGGCAATTGAGATGCCGAGCACCGTCAGACCAGCCTTACCTGTACTGCTGATCAAGGGGTCAGCCATGTTTTTTGCTCCTTTAATTGCCGGACTCCGGATGTATGCTGCCAAATAACTACTCATTTAATTGGGTTATATCTTCCGCAAAGTTTGCCTAATTGGTACCGTTGATTGTTCTAAACTTGAAAAGGAAGTTTTTTCAGTTCTGGATTCACAATTCGAAGGGCCAAAAGACAAAACCTCGTTGCAATAATATTTAGAGCCAGTCTAATCCGGCTCGTCTGTTTTAAAATCATTCCATCCCCTTCAAAATTGCAGCTAACGAATGAACAAATACCCTTATTTATGCGCCCCGCAGGACGCATGGTAAGGGCGTTTACTGAGTAATAGCGCCCTTCGGCGCATCTTCGGCTTTAACTCCATATAAAACAAAACCCCGGCAGATGCCGAGGCTTCAGGTTTTGAGCCGAATGCTCTAATTATTCGGCTCATATCATGAGCCGTTAACTGTCAGCGACCGACTCTATTTCATTAACCGTCTGGATAAACCGTTCGGATTCAAGTTCAATGCCTATCGCCTTCCGGCCTAATCGCTGCGCTGCTTTAATCGTCGAACCTGACCCCATAAAGAAGTCAGCCACCACATCACCCGGTCTGCTGCTGGCGCTAATGATTTGTTCCAGCATGTCGGCAGGCTTTTCGCATGGGTGCTTACCTGGGTAGAACTGCACGGGCTTATGCGTCCACACGTCGGTGTAAGGCACATCAACAGAAACCGCGAAATAGCGTCTCAACGATTTGAACTCCTGCATCAGCTCGCCATATGTCTGGTTCAGAACGTGGTATTTCTCCACCAGCTGGTGGTGCGGTTCGTCCAGCAGTTGGTCGGCGTGCTTCTCTTTGGCAATACGATCAAACAGCGCCTGCAACGTGATGTAGTCGCCTTCTGTTGGCAACTGCCACTGGCTGCCGCTGAACCAGTGCGAAACCATGTTCTTCTTCCCGGTCGCGTCAGCTATCTGCTTTGACGTAACGCCCAGGGAATCACGCGCATTGCGGAAATAGTCGATAAGCGGCGACAGAAGGTGCTGTTTCAGGTTGCGGCACTTCTCCGCATATCCGTCGTTCTTTGGCTTGTATGGCCCCTGATAGTGCTCTGCAAACAGGATGCGCTCAGTCGCCGGGAAATAGGCGCGCAGGCTTTCTTTATTGCAGCCATTCCAGCGACCGGAAGGTTTAGCCCAGATGATATGGCTCAGGATGTTGAACCGTTCACGCATCATGAGCTCGATGTCAGATGCCAGCCGGTGACCACTGAACAGGTAGATGCTGCCGTTAGGTTTCAGCACTCGCCAGAACTCAGCAAGGCACCCATCCAGCCAGCGTAAGTAGTCCTCATCCCCCTTCCACTGGTTGTCCCAACCGTTAGGCTTCACCTTAAAGTAAGGCGGGTCCGTTACGATCAGGTCAATAGAATCATCAGGAAGGGTTGCAAGATAATGCAGGCAATCAGCATTGATTAGCTCAATACTGTTTATTTTTACAGTGTTTTTCATAGATCAATAAGCGGGTCTAAGTTAGACTCACCTTGCTTTAGCGCTAAAGCGGTGGGCCTTGGTTCGCTTGTGACCACATGGCATGAGCGAATGGCTGGTGGAGTGCTCCAACACCCACCAGCCGCCCATTTCACAGCAGTTATCTCCGCCTGTTAAGTGCGGAGGCGTATGTAACATCCAAATCGGTAATCTGATAGCCCCGCCATCACCAATTGCGTCAGTATTAACTGGCAGCGTTCGCGGGTCAGATGCGTATTCTGTGCAATCTCGCCAACTGTCGCTGGTTCAGTACTCAGCTCTTCAAAAACGGCCTTTGCCGCTTCTGTCATATCTTGCTGTTTTAACATGGTCAATTTCCACTCAGTTACCGTTGGCATACAGATAACTCTGGTTCGGTACGGCAGCAAGATGAAACTTTGTATTGGCGGCTGACTGCGCGACGAATGCGCTGCGGTAGAGCGCGGGCTATAAAAAAACCCCGCCGGGGCGAGGTTTCTCTTAACTGGAGCGGTCAGCGGGAATCGAACCCGCATCAGCAGCTTGGAAGGCTGAGGTAATAGCCATTATACGATGACCGCGACTGGTGGCCCTTGCTGGGCTTGAACCAGCGACCTGGCGATTATGAGTCGCTCGCTCTGACCAACTGAGCTAAAGGGTCTATATCACATACAACTGAGCTCTGGGGGGACTGACTAACAATGAACAGGCACGCTCGGAGATAAAATCAGAACAGAACTCATGTGTATGTAATATGGTGCCGACTACCGGAATCGAACTGGTGACCTACTGATTACAAGTCAGTCGCTCTACCTACTGAGCTAAGTCGGCATTGGACCGCCACCGAGGCCTCGAACCTCGTACCTTACAACTACAAAGGTCGCACGCTCTTCCAGATGAGCTAGTGGCGGATGAGGGCGCGAATTATACAATGCAGACAGAAAATGTCCCAAAAATGGTCTGTTTCCAGTTTTTTTTTAATTCACATTTTCTCGAACATTTCACTTTCAGCCCACCATAGACAATGAAATTCCGACATCGCTGGCAGGGTTTCGATGATTAAGTTGTGTGTCGAAGTGACCACTCTTAACAGACTACAATACTTTTTGCGTAACGCACTAACATTTTTTATGATTGGCGGAAAGATAATCGGAGTATCAATATGAGCGATGGATTACAGGTCGTAATGTCGCCGGTACAACTGGCCGCCGTAATGTCGGATAAAACAGTAACTGAAGCAGAGACCCTGCAGAATCGGTTGCTAGGCGGACTCGGTGTGGCAATGAGTACCGTTGAACTGGCCGGTGCGACAATTTTGTGTGCAGCACCAGACCCAACGACGCTGACTAAAGCGGCCTGCATTGTTGTTGGTGCGCATGGACTCGATAGCCTCAATGCTGCTATTGACCAGACTCTAACGGGTCGAGATACGCGGACAGCAGCGTATCAGTTAGCTATTGATACAGCTCGCCGTCTTGGGGCTGATGAAAAGACTGCGCTTAATATTGGCCTGACTGTCGATATTGCTGTTCCCGTAGCCTTTGGCCTTGCTTTGGGGGCTGCACGTATTGCCTCTGTTCGTGTTGGTCGGATCAAACTGATGGAACATGAATCAGCGACCGGATATAAACCCGGGGGGCATACACTATCTCGCCATGTGGGGCTAAGTGAAGCAGAGCTGCGAACCCGTCTGGCTAACAGACCAACGTTATCCGGAAGCAGTACTTTCTATAACCGGCGCGTAGCAGAAGAGGCAATCTCCCAGGCGCTGAAGTTCAATTCGCCTTATGTCACCAATTGGGCCAAAACAGCGAGACCGGGAGCGAAACTGAATATCGACTTTTTTGCAGGAAAAGAGGTCGGTTTTGGAATTGAGTCTGCCACCGGCTCTGTGATCAAGGCTCATAAAATGCGTGTCGTACTTGAGCTTCAAATGTACAACGATAAACCATATTACGTTCTGACTGCCTTCCCGGTACTGAGATAATGATGATTTATAGATATTTGGATCACCTTATAGCGTCCTACTTCAATCAGGATTATGACCTCTTCGGAGAGACCATTGAGGAAGTGATGGATGAATACCTTAAATGCGAGGGACCTGAGCATGCCCGAGGCATAGTCACAGATTGCATAAATTTCATCAATATAAGCAAAAATTTAGAAATAGAGTTTCTTGAACTGTATAAGTTCGACTTTAACCCTGAGTTATGGGGGATCACAGCTAAGCAGTTTTTAACCATGATTTCCGCACAGGCCACCCGTTACCTTGAAGAGGAAAGATAAGGGCCTTTTCCGGCCCTTGAAGGTGTCAATAATCCATCTCCAGCCGAATATCTAGCATCGCCAGGCAGCCATCAATAAAACCTTCCGCCATCTGAAATTTAATGCGAATCATTCCCTCTGACAGACGTAGCTTTCGCCCAAGCGCACGCTTAGAGATATTTTTGACATAATGGTCAAAAAGAAGATCGTACTCATCCGGCCTTTTCTGCTTCAGGCGCGCCATGCATGAATCGATAATTAACGCGTCATTCTCGGTACAACTCGCAGACGTAGGAGTTTCAGGTAGAAGCCCCTTGAAACCGGCTGCAATTCTGCTATAGCCAACGTCGCTTTCAATTGTATGCTTCGACCAGTTTCCCCAGCATTCAAGCACCAGCTGAATATCACGCATTGTTTTTTACTCCTATGCTATTCACGTCGTCGCTGATGTGCATACCCTGAGGGCTAAAGTGTTTTAGCGATGCCTCCAGTTTCATTCTTCGCACTCCCCTACCAAGTTAAAAATAACCGCCGCACCGTGGTTTTCCATGTACTGGCCCTTTTCACTTTCAAGGAACCAACGGCATACCTCGATAGCTTCAACGCGCGTCACGGGTTTAATGGTTGCCAGCAATTTTTCAAGGTAGCGCTCGCGGTCATATACCGATTCATGATGCTCGGAATAACCATATTCATAGCCGAGTTCCTTACCAGCAGTGTTGCGAACGCTGTAGAGCCAGTCCCAGTAAATAAATTCACGAACAACATCCGACAGCGTATTAGGCTGAGGTAACACATCGCGATAGCCATCGACCATAGCGCGGCGCTGATCGTCAATTTCGTTGATGCGGGTGCCGTTAATACTCTCGGCTTTCTTCTCTGCAGCAGTCCAGCCCCAGTAGTAATCATCAATAAATTTCTCGGAAGACTTGATTACTCGCTCGGCCTCCACATCTTCGAACGCTGCCTCATAGTTGCCGAATGTGGCCCTGACAGATGCTGCTTTTTGGATGCTCTCCCGGGCGTTCTTGATTGCCCGACCCGGGTTATCCATGCCGATGGTACCGAAAGCAACCTGGAAAGGATCGCCGCCATTCGCCAGCAGAAAACGGGAATACCGTTCCTCGGCCTCTTTTGGGGATATTTTAATTTTCTCCAGCGCGGCTTCGGCTGCTTCCAGATGTGCGGGTTCGTTCAGGCGGATAACCTCCAGCACCCAAAGGTAAGCGTCCGTCTGCTTATGGCCGGTGATTTTACGTTGCACAGGCAGCGGCTTGATAATAGCCAGGGTAGAGCTGTGCGCTGCCGTCGGGATGGTGAATAGTGCTTTATGTTCAATGTTATCAGTTCGCATTATGCAGCCGCCTTTTTCTTGTGGAAAACCAGCTCACGAACTTGATCGCCGTTCATGAGCATGTTATTGAAATCATCTTGATCCGGCCAGTACACGCTCACGCGCTGCAGGTCATTCTTCGCCAGAAGATTGGAATGGGCGCATTCGTAGGCCGCAGCCAACCCGGTGGCGCTGTTCTCGTCGCGGTCGGCAAAAATAATCAGGTGCTTAACGCCAGCCGGCACACGGAATTTCTTCATGAAATTGGCTGTCATGGTTGCCCAGGTGTTTACGTTGTAAATCTGGTGCGCTGACAGGGCCGTTTCGATGCCTTCGGCGATGCCCAGTGTGCTGGCAACTGGGAACATCCGGATCGCAACTGACCTGGCGTGATCAAGATAGTTATCTTCTTGCAGGGATTTTTGACGCTTTGCACTGGTGCCGATGTCAGCCTTTTTTGCGCCATCGAGCAAAGTCTGGTGGAGATAACACAGCTCACCTTTATCATCAGTAGCCAGAGCATAAAGCGACTGATATACCCTACCGGCGTGGCGCTGTTTATCGTTGAAACGGATCGCCTCAAGCGGCAGATTAAAGATCCCTCGCGCATTGAGATACGCGGCACCAGAAGTGCCACGTAGTGGCTGCAGCTTAGCGAACTTATTTAGTACCTTTGTGCGCAGGCTCGTGGCAATGCTGCTGACCGGTATTTTTACCCGCTGGAAATCATTACCGAGCAGATTGTCTATTTCGCTGCAAATCTCATTAAATGGCTTCCCCTGAGTCAGGGTGACAAGCTTCATACCGTCACCGCTGCCGCAGGTACAGATCCATGTTCCCCGGCCGTCGCGGTCGTCAATACGCAGCTTTCCGCGCGCACTACATACCGGGCATTCCCCTTTAAAGTGATTTCTGGCATTAATCGGCGGTAATCCGAAGTGCTCAAAAATCATTGACCATTGACCTTTTGCCGCTTCTACCGTCTTCATGCTCGTTTTCCTAACTGCTGTTTGATATCACTAATCGCGCTTTGTGCATGATGAATTGAGGCTGGAGCTGCTGCGCCAGATGCCTCCTGCATGCGTTTGGCCTTCTCCTGGCCTTTCGCATACGCGATTAATTTGTGTCGGATGAAATTGGAAACTGTCGGTGTGATCTCCATCGGGAAATCACTCAGGCCGTTAGGCCACTCGTCGAACCGTTCACGAAACGTGTTTGCGCACCAGCCATCACTAACGGGCTTTTTCCCCTGTGATACGCGCTGGCGCTGATAGAATTTGATCTGGCTCCACCAGGCCTGTTTCTCTGCCTTAGTGGGCTGATGCTGATTTTTACCGAGCTTTTTGAGTTTGCGGCCGGTGTCAGTATCGACGTCCTCACCACCCAGCGGTTTATGTCCACATTTCGGGCAGACGTACACACCAGCGGGTTTCATGTAATGACATTGGGAACATTCATGTGGAAGCTTTTCGGCCCGTTCCTGAGCTGCACGGCGCGCGCTTTCCTCCATACCATCAGACTTGCCGGGAAGATCGTCATACTCGATAGAATCCGGATAGCCCAGACGGTGCACGGTTCCGCTGTGATCGAAGATGAGGCAGGACTCTTTACCCGGTGCGGTACGCAGGCCACGCCCGAGCGCCTGCAGCCATCGAATTTCGCTCTTTGTTGGCCTGGCGTAGATGATGCAGCGAACATCACTATCGAACCCGGCAACCAGAACGCCCACACTCACGATGATTTTCGTTGCGCCGGTTTCAAAGCGGTGAATGATGGTCTGGCGCTCATCAACTGGAGTGTCGGCGGTCATGACCTCAGCGTTAACGCCAGCATGGTTAAACTGGATTGTCAGAAAATTGGCGTGGGCTACGTTGACGCAGAACGCGATGGTAGGCAGATCCCGGCCATTCTCTAGCCAGTTCTGAACGATGTCGCCCACCAGCGTAGAGCCGCACATGATTTCAGCCAGCTGCGTTTCGTTGTAATCACTGCCGTATTCCAGCGATGATTTAGTTTTAACGCCTTTCAGATCCGGCTTAGTGGGCGCAAAAAACTCATATTTGCTCAGGTCCCCGCGCTGGATCAGCTCGCCGATGGTGGTCGGTTTAATCAGCCGGTCATAGTATTTACCCAGGAACGGAGAAAATGGTGTTCCGGACAAACCAATGACTTTTACGCCACCGGCGCGCAGGCGCTCAATATCCTGCAGAATTCGCTTTTTACGCAGATGCGCTTCGTCAATGATCAGCAGATCGATATCTTCCGGAAACACACGACGAATCAGTGTGTCGGCGCTGGCAATCTGGATTTTCAGAGACGGATCGTAGTTCGGGTGATCCGCCCAGATATAACCGATCTCATCACCCGGTAATCCGTACTCCACAAAGCGGTTAGCCGTCTGGCCAATCAGGATGGTGTACGGAGCGCAGAACAGAACACGCATACCGCGACTGACAAACCCGGCGACGATGAAGGCCGCCAACCCAGTTTTGCCACTGCCCGTTGGTGCGTACACCATGAAGGTGTTATGCGCCTTCCAGTCACGCCGCAGCATATTTAGCGCGCGCTCCTGGGCAAAATTTGGCGTGATCGTCAGCTGCATTGTGCGGCTCCCGTGGTGATGAGATAATAAATTTGTGATGTGGTTTTCATGGATTCCCCCTCACATGGCTGGTGGCCTCCCCAAAGGCTGCCAGCCTCCCTTCTGATTCAGCTCCCCTGAAAATCACTCTTCCAGGAAGAACCCTTTTCGTTTCTCAGCGCCTGAGCGCTTTGTACTACCTTGCTGATACAGGCGTTTTTTTTAATTGCGCCCTTAAGACAGTGATCTACTTAACCAATGGATCTCTCCTGTTGGAAAAGACCCTATTCCTACCCCTACACCCAATCCCCCCCTACCCCCCCTTTCCCTCTTCCCCATACAAACGTACTACTTACCTAGTACATACAGGGAATTGAGTTAGTGGATTGCCAACCTGAACAGGCACCTTTAAGCCTGTTTGTGTCCGGGTACCTTTAAACCCGAAACAATCAGGAGCGCGATTGCGATCCAGCCAGGGGAGGTTCGGCGGTATACCCCTGTAAGGCTCTGCCCTGATTTCTCACAAACAGGCGAAGCCTTGTGTTTGCTTCATGCCTTGCCCGGTTCTCCTTGCGGTACGAAACGGGTTCGGCCTCGAACGTCTCCTGATACACAGCTGCATAACGCTGCATGGCTTTTTGTTTGGCGGCCAAACTGAGTGACTGCAGTTGCTCACCTATCCACTGACAGTCCGCCACGCAAAACACAGATGGCATCTCGAAGTGCTGAAATGCCTGTGACATATCAGATATCCCCAGAAGGTCGTGGGAATACCGTTGGGATATCAGGCCGCAAGTCGTATGGCTTAACCTCTCCGTTGGTAGCCATAGAGATAGCGACTGCATTTTGAGGAGAAATCTTCTGATGGTTGTTCAGCCATTTCCAAACAGCCCCCTGAGTTACACCGATAGCTCTAGCCAATGCAGATTGACCACCAGCCAATCTCACTGCTTTCTGGATAGCGTTTTCTGACATATTTGCGCCCTTAAAAATACTTTAGGATTTGGATGATATTACCATAGTATTAATTTGGCAAGAATACTCTAGTGTTGAACGAAAAAAGCTTTTGTACTAAATTAATCCGATCGTATTAACCAGAGGCGAAATCATGAGTGGAACGACTTTTGCGGACCGGCTAAGAGACAGCATGCAGAAGGCTGGGCTGACCCAAAGCCAGTTGGCTGAGGCAGTCGGAGTGTCACAGGGAGCAATTCAAAAGCTGGTATCTGGTAAGGCAAAGTCGACAACTAAGCTTGTACAGATAGCTAATGTCCTTGGCGTGCGGCCGGAGTGGTTAAGCGAAGGCGTTGGCGCAGTCCGTAAATCAGATGATTTCCCCCCAGAAGAAAAGTGGACCAAAGTCGAAACTTGGGATAGCAACACACCTTTAGAAGATGATGAAGTGGAAGTCCCATTCCTTAAAGATATTGAGTTTGCATGCGGTAGCGGCAGAGTTATGGAAGATGATTACAACGGCTATAAACTGAGGTTTTCGAAGTCTACCCTGAGAAGAGTTGGAGCAAGCACAGATGGTTCAGGCATTATCTGTTTCCCGGCAGCAGGGAACAGTATGGAACCGCTCATACCAGACGGTACGACTGTGGCTGTTAACATTGAAGATAAAAAAATTGTTGATGGAAAGATTTACGCAATCAATCAGGAAGGATGGAAGCGGATCAAACTCCTGTATCGGACGGCTCCTGATGAGGTGACTATTCGTAGCTATAACGCAGACGAGTACCCTGATGAGGTGGTGAAGATGTCCAGCGTAGAGGTTGTTGGTAGAGTGTTTTGGACTTCAACAGTTTGGAACTAAGCCGGGGTAACCCGGTTTTTTTTCGCTCATAAAATTAAAAACTCATATATTTCATGAATTTAATGCAATATGAAAATAAGATTAATACTATAGTATTGACGCAGGATTAATCCTCCCCTATTCTCATCTCATCGGCAATCAACGGAGCCAATGAGATGAACGCGATCGATAAAACCCACCGCTATTGGTTACAAACTCTCTTTCTCGACGAAGGGGATGAATATCACATCGTTAAAGGCGATGGTAACACCAGATATAAAATTCATACATTCTCTTCCAGTTCCGAAGTTCACGGAGAGTTATTGGATATAATTGTAAACTGTTTCCCTCACATGCTTTCCGTGCTCAATATGAAAATCGAATATGCTTTGCATACAAATGTGGAAAATATGCCTCATTTCTATTTCGAGCTATATGCAAAAATCTCAGATGAGTTTTATCGCGTTTCAATAATTGGGGACATCAATAATATAAATATTAAAGAGAAAGCCGAGATTCTAAGATACCCAGGAGCAATGGAATACATCAACAAATCGTTAACCTATATTTCCGAAAAAACCAAAAAAGCATTTAGTTAAATAAACACATTAAATTACACCTTAACTGGTGGGGCAAAACTCACCTTGAGGAAATTAAAATGCAAACTTCACTTTCTTTTAATAAGCCAATTAAAACGCCTCAAATGTTATTTGGCTCCGACAATATTAATGATTTTGGAAACCGCGTTAAGAGTTGCGGGATGGAAGGTGATTCAATGCAACCGACGATCGAACCCTGTGAGGTGGTGGCTTTCGTTGATTGTGGCGGCCGCGTTCTCACACCCGGCATCTATGTTTTTACGGGCGATGTTTTCGGCCATAGCTGCCTTTTCATTAAGCGAATAGAGCCAATGACGGGTGGTGCCTTAAAGATTATTTCTGACAATCTCCATTACCAAAGTTTCACGCTTGAAGCAGACGAGCAAAAAGACATTTGTATTCACGGAAGAGTTGTCGCTTCTTTGGCTGTGAGGCACTTCGTATGACATTCATCAAAGACAAATCCGCATATAGAGCTGCCTGTCTTTATGCAGAATGTGGTTACGAGTTAATTGCTCGGCTTTATCTTAAAAAAGCATATGGATACTAAGCATGAACAATCCAATCATTGGTACTTATCGTCGTCGTATTTTAAAAGCTGCGTTATTACGCCACCAACTTAAAACAGGTAGCACCTGCATCATTGTTAATCTGCCTAAGGATGTAATAAATACAGTCGAATTAACTGAAATACTACTGGATGGTCTGCTGAGACGATTCGAAAAGCTGGCTCTCAGTGAATACGGGAATATCGACGGCGTAAAAGCCATCAGAGGAATTTACAGCAACGCCGTAGATGTGAATGGCAGCGGTGAGTTCCTGACAGAAAGCGGAAAGGCATTAATCGACGATCTCATTGCTGAGCTGGTCGAGTTTGCCAAGAAACAAAAATCAGTCACAGCGGGGACAAGCCATGAGTGACCAGACACCAATTTTCGCGCACGAACCAGTAAATATCGTGCTGACGATCGAGAACGGGAAAGTTATCCACGCGCGCCCGGTTCAGAACGGCGAGGTAACAGCATCGCTGGAGACTTTTTTATGGATGGCTGAACGCGCCGGTTACACGATAACCCCACCAGCAAGAGGCAAGGACAATGGCCCTGACAGCAATACGAATTCCTGAGCGGGTCCACCTGCAGGCGCTGCAGGTCCTGCTGCGATACCGGCGTCGGCGGACATTCCCGCGCCGCATGCGCAGGACCGGCTACCTGAGCCTGAAAGTAAATCAGCGCTGGCGGCTGTTATCTAAAGACGGCGGCCAGAACTGGGAAGTCATGAGTCACGAGCGTTATTCAAAAGAGAAGGATAGAAAATGATGAGCACCAAAAAACTGAAAACAGGTATCGATGCAGCATTTAGCCGCCCTCTCCGCCCGGTGTACATCGTGACGCGTCACGGATACCACAAGCGCTGTCTGAGCCGTAGCACGGCGCTGAATAACCTGGCGCACTACATGACCAACCATGTTTTCCACCTGGTAGGCATGCAGACCCATTACCCGGATACGCCAGTCCACCGAGATGGCGTAATCGTCCACCAACTCGGACAGCCAACAGAATGCTATTTATCAGCGCATGCCCGCTGCGTTCGCCGAATTCGTCGCCTGCTGGCCCGTAAGCGTGCAATCCAGCAGTGGCAGGAAAAGCACGACGCGCTTACCGAGCAGTACCGTGAATTTATGATAACGAAGCCGTTTTAAGGAAGGGAATATAAAGATGAAAAACGAAACTATCAATGTGTGGTACTGCATCACTTTCATGGTGACCGAGAGCAGCGACCGCCGCGAATACTCAATCTTTATCCAGGGTAACAGCGAAATTGGTGCAGCGGTTTCTGCTGCAGCAAGTATCTGTGAAGGACGAGATGGACTCAGTAACCCAACGTTTAAATCTATCCGCTTAGCAACCTACGGCGAGACCGATTCACTCAATGCAGAGCTTGATGCGATTACCGAGCGTGAGGCAAAAGAACTGGAGGAAGAAGGCAATGAATAACCAATTGAAGACATTTAACTCTGCTGATCTCGGTATTTCACTGAGCGGAATGCTTTATCAGGGAAAGCCGGTTTTTGATGCCGTTGAACTGGCCAAGTCCCTGGGCTATGCAGACCCACATCAGGCTCTTAAAAATCACTGTAAGTCTTTGATTCGTCTTAATTCCGTTGAATCGACGGAATCGGGGTTTGGGTTCCGTCCTAAAGGTATCCAACTGGCACCCGAATCCGATGTTTACCGTCTTATCTTGCGTAGTCAGCTTTCCTCAGCAGAGCGGGTGCAGGACTGGGTCTGTGAAGACGTGCTCCCAAGTATCCGTAAAACTGGCAGCTATGGTCACCAGCGACCGAAATCTCAGGCTGAAATCATCGCCGAAATGGCTCTTCTGAACGTTGAGCAGGAGCGCCGCCTTATCCACGTAGAGGATAAAGTCGTAGAGGTTACCGAGCTGGTCGACAATATTGCGCGCGGGGCAACTCCTCCGGGTTGGGCTGGATACTCTGAGTTAAAGGCACAATGCGGGCTTTCGGATGCAAAATGCCGCCAGTTAGTTTCCGCTTATGACATCGACCATAAGCCAATCCCATTCCTCGCGCCTGGTGGTACCAAATCCACCATGACAATTGTCCGGGAACATCCATTTATTACTTCTTTCAGCAAAATGATGGCTGAAGCAGAGCCACGCGGCACTCGTTGGTATCACCCCAAGATGGGGCTGTTTCAGGTTATCGGCTGGGAGGATGCAAAGTGAAAAAAGTAGCTGAGCTTATGATGTTTACCCTTTTCTTTTCCAGCCTTGCGGGGTTGGGATTCACCGCCGGAGCTCTCTGCTTTTTCGGCGTGGCCAAACTGCTTGCGAGGACTCTGGTATGAAGATTGAGTTTAAAGACTTCGGAGCAGTTTCATCGGTGCTGATCACCAGTACCATCTTTGAGTTCCGGAAACATAACCGGGTAGTCGATACCACGCTCTTTCTGGTTCCTGGTGTAGTCAGTGAACGTCGCGGCGCATTCTTTATGATGACGTTTATCTCAGGGAAAAACCGTGACGCGCTGCGGGCATATAAAACAGTTCTGAGAGAGGCAAACCGATGAGCAATATTCAGCTTGAAAATGGACGTATCAATCTGGAAGCGTTGAATGGGATTGCTGATCACCTTAAGGCGCTGGCCATTGCCAACAGGACCCTGGATGTACTGAAAGAAAAACTGACCAGCAATGAAGACCAAGATAGTGACTGGCACCGCCGGGCAACAACAGCGCATAAATCCTGGTTCTGGATGCGCAGCCGAATTTGCGAACGTCTGTCGGTCCTTCGCAGAGAAGAAAAAGAAATGAACATTATGCGCGCCCGATTTGAAGATGAAGAGCTGCTTGCCCTGCTGAGAAAACAAGTAACGAAAGCAGATTTGGCCTCATTGCGCCTGGTGGCTCGTGCTATTGCAGAAGAGCGCCTGAAAGAAACGCTCAAAAAGGCAGAGGAAAAGTATGGCTGACTATTCTGATCAGAACATGGTTAACGAGGTCACCACTGGTAAATCGTTGACCATCACCCTGCCGGATATCAATTCGAAGGCATTCTGGAGCGGAACGGGTAAAAGCGAGTCTTTCCACCCCGAAACCTATAAGCGCTGGGTGAAAGAGGCTATCGAGCGGGATTGCTGTATCGCACGTATTGAAGTGAGGGTGAGGTGAGTATGACGAACGTTATCCAGTTAGCACCCAATGAGTGGGTTTGTGAAAGTGTTCTTATCACGGTTACCGGGCTCAAGCCCGGAACCATCCTCCGGGCCAGAAAAGAGTGCTGGATGGTTGGTCGAGAATACATTCACGTTTCACCGGACGGAAATCCGAAGCCATCCAGCGAGTGCATGTACAACCGCAAGGCAGTAGACGCATGGGTTGCCTCACTCAAAAATAAACAACCTGGGTGAATTGGTGCCATGAAAAAGGTAAGCTTTCATCGCTCTTGGGCGTCTGGAGGAATCAATGGATAAAGTCACATATCCAACAGGCGTCGAAAACCACGGCGGCTGTTTGCGCATCTGGTTTAGCTATAAAGGTAAACGTGTCAGGGAGAGTCTCGGTGTCCCTGACACCGTTAAGAACAGAAAGATCGCCGGGGAACTGCGGACATCGGTATGTTTTGCCATCCGCACAGGAAGCTTTGACTATGCAGTACAGTTTCCAGACTCACCTAACCTTAAGACTTTTGGTGTGAGTAAAAAGGAAATTACAGTGAAAGAGCTTGAAGTTAAGTGGCTGGAACTGAAACAGATGGAAATCTGTGCAAACGCATTTAACCGGTATGAGTCGGTAGTAAGGAATGTAGTGCCAAGAATTGGGGAAAATAGACTGGTAACAGCGGTGACCAAAGAGGAATTGCTGTATATCAGAAAAGATTTGCTGACCGGTCATCAAGCACGGTCGAAAGGTAAAACCCCGACCAAAGGCCGAAGTGTTGTCACCGTGAATTATTACATGACAACAATCGCCGGAATGTTTCAGTTTGCTGCAGATCACGGCTACTTAGAGACAAATCCTTTTGTGGGAATTAAACCTCTGAAAAAGTCCAGGGCAGAGCCAGATCCGTTAACCCGTGACGAATTTATCCGTTTGATAGATGCGTGCAGGCATCAGCAGACGAAAAACCTGTGGTCACTGGCCGTATACACAGGAATGCGTCACGGGGAGCTGACCTCCCTGGCCTGGGAAGATATAGATCTTATAGCTGGGACAATAACAATTCGGCGTAATTATACAAAACTGGGTGAATTCACTCTACCGAAAACTGACGCAAGTACCGACAGAGTGGTGCATCTTATCCAGCCCGCTATCAGTGTCCTGAAAAATCAGGCAGAAATGACGAGGCTGGGTAAGCAGCATCATATCGACGTGCAGCTGCGAGAGTATGGCCGAACAGTTAGCCATGACTGCACATTCGTCTTTAACCCTCAGATGGTCAGACGAAGTGAGCAGGTAGGGTATATCTATCAGGTCGATTCGATAGGCGACTCATGGGATGCGGCGCTTAAGCGTGCAGGGATCAGGCGCAGGAAAGCCTACCAGTCACGGCACACTTATGCATGCTGGTCATTATCGGCTGGCGCTAACCCAAGCTTCATTGCCAACCAGATGGGGCATGCGAGCGCCCAGATGGTTTTCAATGTGTACGGAGCGTGGATGGCTGACAGCAGTACAGAGCAGATCGCAATGCTGAATCAGAAGCTGGCAGATTTTGCCCCACTGATGCCCCATAGACCGCAGGACAGCAAGATAGCATTATTAAAATCAGCAAGTTAACCCCTGTTACCCGACATGTTAACTGCGTG